TAACAATATAACAATAAATTATATAAAAATAAATAATATACAATTAATTTTGTATTACTTTTTTAAAAAGTAATTAAAGAATTGATTTCATTTTGTATTACTTTTTTAAAAAGTAATTAAATAATTGATTTCATTTTGTATTACTTTTTTAAAAAGTAATTAAAGAATTGATTTCATTTTGTATTACTTTTTTAAAAAGTAATTAAATAATTTTTAATTAATAAAATAAATTAATTAAAAATTTAATATATAAGTCATATATAAGTCTATATAAGTGTATATACTTTATATATAATCATATAAAGTTAGTATGGCATTAACTATACCTATTATTGGTGCAACTTTATTAATTGGTGCTTTATTAAATAATGAAAAATCACCTAGAAGCGATATTTCTATTAGAAATGATGTTATAAAAAATGATATACCAAATGGAGCGAATATATATTCATCGAATGCAGCAGCTGAAGCTGATCATGAAGTTTTACAAAGAGGAATACAGAATTATAAAGATGCACAAGATCCTGCGATGACTAATATTTTGCCTCCATTATTTAATACTTATAGTGTAAATGGAAATACAAATGTATTAACATATAATTCACAAGACCCATCAGCATCTTATGTAAATAGTAATAAAATGAACAAAATAAATGAATTAAATAGAAGAATAAATATATTAGAAACATCTAGTCCGCCAGATGTTACAAATCGTCCTATGTTTAATACAAATGTATTACATAATAAGTTAATAGTTAGTAATGAGGATGATAAAACATTAGCTAATAGTGATTTTATAAAAGACAATGATAATTCTAAATCAAATTTAAATCCATTAACTGGATTACCATATAGTGTCGAACATAATAATATGGTACCATTTTTTGGTGGAAATGTTAAACAAAATGTAGAACCATTAGCAAATGTTTCGAAATTGGATATATATACGGGTAATAAAGATACATTCCAACATAAAAAGGAAATTAAGCCATTTTATACATTAATGAAACAAGATATTAATGGTACACCAAGTGTTACTAATAATATTGATATGTCAAGATATATACAAAGTAATTATAAGCAAGGTGAAAAACCATTTTATGAAGAACGTGTATCAGCTCCGATTGCAGGTACTATTCAAAATGAAATAAGAAATTATGGAAAATCAGTTGATGAATTAAGAGTTGCAAGTAAACCAAAATTATCATACGAAGGTAGAACTATAAGTGGTCAGTTTGCAAATATAAGAGGAGTACATGCACCTGTTAATAAGAATTTGACTAATACATATTATGAAAATACACCAGATAGATGGATAAAAACAACAGGAGCTATTACAGGTGAAGTTGCTCGTGAAAATTATGTAACAAATTTCAAAGATACAAAACGTCAAATAACTTCGACAGATTCATATTATGGACCTGGTAAATCTGTTTCATCATTAAAAGAAATGCAAAGAACAGTTAATGCAAATGATATAAATAATATTCCTAAAACATTTGATTCTATTGTACAAGAAACGAATCGTCAATCATTAGATGCTGATTATATACGTAATATAAATACATCTTTTAGAAGTGATGATAAATATGATTATGGAAAGTCTACTTATACAGCTTATGTAACAGAAAGACAAATTACAGGCGAAACAAATCAATTTGATTTGAATGTAAATAAAGAAAATACAGGTAATAAAATGTATTATCAAGATAAAGCAAAAGGGACTATTAAAGAAACTACATTAATACATGATAACAGTGGACATATAAAAACATCGTTTGATAAAGGATCATCACTTGCTTACGCGTCAGGTGTTCAAAACTGGGATGCTAAGGCTACAAATAAACAAGTTCTTGTTAATAATAAATATATCGGTATTGCGAGTAAAGAAGAAGGAATGGGTTATTCTGTTGCAAAATATGTTGCAAAAACAACAGATAAAGAAATGTTATCAAATAACAGTTATACTGGTAATGGTGGTAATGAAACATTACAAAATCCATCGATTTATTCAACATATAAAGATCCTATAAAAACACGTAATGTTACATCAATTAATTATACAGGTAATAGTGCACCGACAACTAAATACACAATGTCAAGAAATGATTATAACAATGCTGAAATAAATGACAGACAAGAATCTTTACTTTTAAATAACAGAGAAAGTGGACCAAACATTTATCAAATTGCTTCTGGAAGTGATTCTCAAGGACAATTTAAATATACTGAAAAAATGGCATTAAAAGAAGAATCAAGTTACAGAAGATTACAAGATACTGAAGAATTTATTAACCCAGCATTATCAAAAGTACCTTATCAAATAAAAGATTTAGGAATTTTTGAAAATAAAAAAGAAACACAATCAGAAGAAGAAAACAATCGTCTTGTTTCTGAATTATATTCAGTCCAATTAAAAGATAATCCATATTTTATTAATGGACCCAATCGTATCTAATTATCTTATAATTATTTTATAATTATCTTATACACTACATAAATTAAGTTTTTCTTAAACCATTAATTGGATCAGCAAGCGTAGCTTTGCTAAGTATTATTTCAAAGTAAATTTTAAAATTAATTTAAAGTTAATTATATAAACTTAAATTAAATAACTAAAGATAAAAACAATAAGTTACAGTATTACTTATACTACTTAATTACTTAATTACTTATACTACTTATACTATACTTAATTACTTAATTACTTATAATAAAATGATAATTCATAAAAAAGTATCCTTTAATAAAAATGTAATTGTTTCACAAACATATGCGTCAGATGAATATGATAGATTCCAAATAGATAGTATTTTATATCAAAAAATGTATTTAAGAGTTTCTGATGTTGAATGGGATAACATTATCAAAGAATTATTAAATTATAAAAAACACGAAATGATTGTGCATATTGATAATCAAATATTAATTGACAATTTAATTAATTAATAACTTTAGGTGGTGGATTACTTGAACTTGAACCATTATCTATTGAATTAGATGCTTCATCTTTTAATTTTTTGTATTCTTCTTCAGCTTCTTTTTGAACATCTGCAGTAAATTTAGTATATTCTGTTTTATTATGATCTAATGCTTTTGTAAGATCTTCTAATTGTATCTTTACTTTTGATAATTTTTCAGTTAATTCGTCAATACGATTTAAAACTGCAACTGGATGTTCGTTTTCAGAAACAGTATTATTTTTACCTTCTGCAATAGCCTTTTTCAACATGTCGTTTTTTCTTTTTTCATATTCAACATTTGCATTTTCACGATTTTCAAGATAATTCTTGACTAAATTGTTTAATTGTGAATTTTGATATTCTACATCTTTTATTGACATAGGATCAACATCTAATGGAAAAAATTTACCAACTTCAACTGTATAAATATCAAAATCTGGGTCAACTTTTGTCAATTTTTGAGACATTGCCTTTGCTGAATCAAGTGAATTTGCAACACCTCTTACTTTCAATCCATAAACATTGCATTTTTGTTGTAAATTAGGTCCTACTATACTTACTAACGCAAAGGTTTGTCCATTAATAGGTGGGTCCTCAAAAAGATAATCAATTGTTTTACTATGTTCTTCGATATTAAATAAAGACATGATATAAAGTAATGTTTTTTATGTTGATTTTAAAGTTGATTTTTAATTGATTTTATACTTTTGTAGTTATTTCTTCATATTAAATTAAAAAATAATTGTTAACGAATAAAAATTGAAATTATTTTTATTTATTATTACAAGAGAACCATGTTATATTTAATTGATTGTATTACGACATATGATAATATCTTAATTTGCAAAACAATAAATAATACAAATAAAAGAAAATATATAATTACAATTGATTGGAATGATAATGATAATATCAAAATAAATTGTAATTGTAATAAAAAAACAAAACGTAATTGTTTTAAATTTAATTTTTTATCAAAAAATAAAAAAGCATGTGAACATATTCGTTGGTTAGGTAATTTCTACTTAAATAGTCCAAATCCTAAAGAATGGAATATAAATGTTTTGGATATATTAAAAGAAAGAAAAACAGATTATAAAAAAACCAAAGGAAAAAATATAGAATGTCTTATTTGTATGGAAAATATCGATTATAATAAACAAAATACAATTAATTGTCATCAATGTAATTATTCAATACATAATATATGTTGGAATGAATATTTATTAACATATCCTTACGCTTTTAATAATTGTACATATTGTAAAACTCGTAGCATGCCATTATTACCATATTTATATTTACAATAATTTTACGAATTTAAATCAAAAAATGTGAATTTTAATTAAATAAGATTTTAATTAAAATAATAAAGTTATTAAAATCATCTATTTATTATCAGTTTGTTTATCAGTTTGTTATCCATAAATAAATTTGAATTCTCTAATCAAACAGATGTTCGAATGAAGAAACACTTGTGTTCATATACAAATTACCAATACAAATTAACAATACAAATTATAATTACTTCACTACCATAACAACTACCAAACTTGATTTACAATATTCATCGTTAATAAAATTACTTTCAAATGTTCTTTTTATTTTATACAGTTGGATAAAAAATCCAATTAACACTTTTATCGAATTTACTCATATGATCGACTATTTTTCTGAATATCTCATCTTGTTGTCTTAATTTATCAGTACTTTTTAATAATGGGAAATATTTTGTAAATTCATTTAATCCTAAAATCTTGAAAAATTGATGTAATATATATGAATAACTTAAAAAATTCTTACGAGTTGCTGGTTTGTATTTCATAAACGGTTCTTGGATTTGCTCAAACATGACTTTGATTTTATTTTCAATTTCAGGAGTCAAATTGAATTGTGGACGCCCATTTATTCTATTTATTATACCAATAACATTGTCATAATAATCATTTAAATTTAAATTCTTTAAAAACTTTTTAACTTTATCCTCTGTTAATGTATTCAAATCAGTAATTCTTTGCTTTTTTGCTTCAAGAATCACCTTGTCCAATATAACCTGGTCAACCACTCTATTCTCTTTCGCTTGGAATCTTCTGAGCCAATCATCGAGATGCGATGATTTTTGATATGTGAATTGAGGTTTATACACATAATCTTGCATCTCCTTATAAGAAGGTTCATCAGTCACATCAAAAGCTTTCACAGACAGACCGCATTGATTACACACATTGAAACCGTCTTCAATTATCAATAAACAATCGCAATTTTTACATATAATATCATCTCTAGAAATATCATAACCAATTTTTGTTATTGGTTCGATATAATTTGGATCTACCGCTTTCATATATTCTTGTGTTAATTGATTCTTTTTTTTATAAATTTCATATAATTTACTATCTTTCTCAAATTCTTTATCAATTAAATTAAGAGTTGAATCTTGTTCACATATATTATTTTTTTTTTCTTGTTCTTCTAATGTAATATATTGAAT